GCAAACGTACAATCAAAATATACAATCGCGGGCCCTCCTGTTTTAGAACTTCCAAAAAGTAAAGAACTTTCATCAAAGCAAGGATATTGGTTTGGAAAGTTAAACAAATTACAATCTAAGTTTGGACTTTCCGACTCGGATTCCGTTTCCGATTATCATTATGCATGGTGGGCGGATTTTATAGATAAAGAATCGCCTGTTAAGCCGGATAAACTTACAAAAGAGGCCCTAATTCGTAGGTGGGGATTTGGAGAAAAATCATTTAGATTAAATACAATATCAGATAAAGCATTACAAGGTTGGGCAATGGAGCATGATAAAGTAAACGTTCCAAAACAACAACGTGATAATATAAAGCCTTTTGAGGAAATATTTTTGGGAGTAGGATCTGAAGTTTTACAATTTGTGACATCGGTGATAACCGTACATCCTGATAAGGCCATTCGTGCTATGAAAGATAAATTAGAAGCCGTTGCACAAAAAGTAAAACAAACCGGAGACCCATCTATAATTAAAAAATTCAAAAACGAATTAGAAAGATTAAACTCATTGGGTGGTGTAGATAAAATAGTAGCGGCAGAAGGTATTGTATTTGTTTACAACGGAAAGACGTATAAGCTAACCGGAACGTTCGCCCCATTGAATCAGCTTTTAGGAATATTTTATGAATAATTTTATTAACAGTTACAAAAAAACAAACTATGCAAAAAAGGAAAAGTTGGGATGAAAAAAACAAATACATTCACAAATCTCGTAAAAAAATAATTGATACCGTTTTTGGTAGAGAAGATAATACAAAAAGAGTTTTTGGTTATGATGGTGAATTGGAAGAAACCGTAAAAAGAGAAGTTGGTGAAGTTTGGACGGACAAAGATGGAAAAACTTGGAAGCAAGAAGAAGGATTCAAAGTTTCAGTTTCTCAATTTGATGATGTAAGGCAATATCTTCAAAAATTAAATACTTGCTCAAACGAAAATTGTAAAACAATTAAGTATTCCCATGCCGATAAAAAGGTATTGAAGAAAACGGGCAAATGTATTAACTGCCTTGCTGAGTTTGAAACACAATTAAGAATTGATGGTGTTTATAATCTATACGTTGACTACAAACTTACTCGTAATAAATTAGCATTCTCAAAAGAAATGAAGCAAAGGTTTGAGGAAGCGCTTGCTTCTGTAAAAGAAGATTTTACGATGGTTATGGAAGATGGTTCTTTACAAAAGTGGAAATGGGATGTTGATATAAATAAAGTTAAGGCAGATTTAGAACAAGAGATAAAAGATGCCGGAGAAGTGATAGAACTTCTAATAGAAAGAAAACGATTATTAGAGGAAGAATTTATTAAATTGAATCATGCCGAACTCATCGTTAAATTTTAATTTCAAATCATTACTTGATTGGAAAGGAGTATTACTTATTATATTCCTAATTTTTTTGGCATTTATGCAATGTCAACAATCGGACTATAATAAATCAAATACCGTTGTAATTGATGGTGAACGGTACAAAATAAATAAAAAAACAACTGGAATTAAATACGTTCCAAGTCGTTTTACTGAACATCGTAGTAAAGAGGAAATATACACATTTATAGTCGAATACGATACTTCCGTTCAATATGAAAATGTAGATACCGCAGAAATCCTTAAAGATTATTTTGCAAAAAAAGTTTCTATTGATACGCTTGAATTAAAAGATTCTATGGGATATGTAACCCTAACAGATACTATAAAAGAAAATCGTATTTGGTATAGAACATATTTAGCTAACATTAATCAAAAAGAAATTCACGATACAACTTGGATATCGCCGGTTCCTACTGGCAATTTGTATTTCGGCTTAAATGGCGGATTTACAAAAAACCAATTACCAAATACCATTGGATTAAGCCTAATGTATCAAACTCCAAAAGATAAAATATTTGGATTAGGTGTTGGCTTACAAAATGGACCAACAATTGCACCATATGTGAACGGTTCAGTTTACTGGAAAATAAAATTGAAGAAATAATGCCTATAAACCCAAATAGAAGTCTAAAAGACCTAATTGCCGACGAGTATAAAAAGTGTGCGTTAGACCCAATATACTTTATGAAAAAGTACTGCGTCATTCAGCACCCTACTCGTGGCAAGATACCATTTCATCTTTTCCCATTTCAGGAAAAGTGTATTACGGATTTCAAAGACAATCGTTATAATATCATTCTAAAGAGTCGACAGCTTGGATTATCAACTCTGTCCGCAGGTTTTATTCTATGGAAAATGATATTCAATGCGGATTTTAACGCACTTGTTATTGCTACAAAAGTAACCGTTGCAAAAAACCTTGTTGAAAAAGTAAGAGTGATGCATGACCTTTTACCAGTTTGGTTGCGGGATGGTTCATCCGCGTCTGTTGAAGATAACAAACTATCTCTTAAACTAAAAAATGGTTCACAAGTTAAAGCCATCACATCATCCCCTGATGCAGGACGTTCGGAAGCACTATCTCTGCTTGTAATAGATGAGGCGGCGTTCATTAGAGATATTGATGAGATTTGGTTATCTGCACAATCTACACTTTCAACCGGTGGTTCTGCTATCGTATTATCAACACCAAATGGCGTCGGTAATTGGTTTCATAAAATGTGGGTTGAAGGAGAAAGCGGGACAAATGGATTCAATAATATAATGCTCCATTGGACTGAGCATCCAGAAAGAAATCAGACATGGAGAGATGAACAAACACGTGTACTTGGTGTAAAGGGTGCGGCGCAAGAATGTGATTGTGACTTTGTAAGTTCCGGTGATACCGTAATAGATCCACAATTACTAATGTGGTATAAGCAGACTTGGGTAATTGATCCGATTGAAAAAACGGGCTTTGATGGAAATCTATGGAGATGGGAACATCCCGATTACACAAGGAACTACATGGTTGCGGCGGACGTTGCCCGTGGTGATTCAAATGACTATTCACCTGCGCAGGTCATAGATTTGGATAACTGCTCTCAAGTTGCAGAATACCGTGGTAAAATTAATACAAAAGATTTTGGAAACTTTTTAGTATCACTAGCAACTGAATATAACAATGCCCTATTGGTGGTAGAAAACTCGAATGTAGGTTGGGCGGCAATACAACAATGTATCAATCGTGGATATGGTAATCTATTTTACATGAGCAATGACCTAAAGTACATTGATATAGAACGTCAAATGACTAACAAATATTATCGTGAAGAACGTAAGATGGTCGCAGGCTTTTCGGTAACTCAAAGAACCCGTCCACTTATCATTTCTGCATTAGATACATACCTTAGAGAGAAAGAAATACTATTAAGGTCTTCTCGTATGGTAGAAGAACTCTTTACATTCATATGGTATAATGGTAGAGCAGAAGCAATGAAAGGTTATAATGATGACTTGACAATGGCTATGGCTATTGGATTGTGGGTTAGAAACACTGCATTAAGACTTAGAACGGAAGGAATAGACCTTACAAAATCTATGTTGAACTCAGCAAAGGTTCAACAATATGAAAGTGTTTACACTAAACATAATATACAAAACAATCCATACGAAATCTCTTACGGAAATAATGGAGATGTAGAGGATATACGTTGGTTATTGGGATAATTTTATATTTATAGATTGAAACACTATTGAAACATTTAAATAAAAAAAATGATTAAGTTAAAAAGCATTCTATTTGAATCAAAGGTAGTAACTGAATTAAAAAAAGAAAGAATTTTTAAATCAGAAAAAACCAAAAAAAAGTTCAAAGAATCCGAATTGACACAAAAAAATGCTAGAAAAATAGCATCTAAACTTGGATTCGGGTCTGGACACGAAATAGTAGAATTGATAAAGATAGATGAGGAAACTTATAGGCTATTTACTGTTCCTTATTTTGGAGCGCCAACTCAAACAGATGAATTTATATTAATTAAATGATTAAACTATTTGACCTTTTAGATGAAGACCTCCGTAAATGGTTCGGAAAGGGCAAATGGGGAGGTAAAGGAGGTGGCGGCTGGGATAGATATGATTCCAGTGGCAAACGTGTTGGAAAGTGTGGAGAAGGTGAAGAAGGTGAAGCATATGCGGCATGTCTTTCTAAGGCAGCAGCAGACAAACTTGGACCAAAGGGTAGAGCAAGTTTTGTAAGACGTAAACGTGCAAAACAAAACAAAGCAGGACGTGGTGATAAAGGTGATGGAAGTAAAGGCAAAAAACCTGTAAGAGTTAGTTGGGATAAAAAAGGAAGTGATAAAAAATATAATCCGCCGACATGATTAGGCT